GGGCGCTCCATCGGCGTGCTCCAGAACAAGCCCACGGCGGCGGGTCTGGGCGCGGTGGTCCGCACGTCGGGCCGCTCCAAGCTGGTGACGGATACCAGCGCCATCATCGTGGGTAGCCCGCTGAAGTCAGGGGCGACTGGCGAAGGGGTGCTGGCCGGAACCGACAAGGACAAAGTCGGCGGGATTGCGCTGGAAGCAAACGGTGGTGCCGCCGTCATCATCGATTGCTTGATCATGCCGTACGACCTCGCCGTCTAACGGCGAGCTATCAAACAGCGGACGCACGACCGAACGCTGAGAGCCGTAGGCTCCGTGTCGTGGGGGTCACTGTTACTACTCGGGAACGCAGGGGCGACACCTCATGCCAGTAATCAATTCAGTCAAATTCGACCAACTGCTGACGAACATCTCGTTGCAGTTCGCCGCAGCCCCGGAAGGCTATCTGGCCGATAAGGTGCTGCCGCCCGTCCCCGTCGCGAAAGAGTCAGCGGCCTACTGGGTCTATGACAAGTCGCGACTCGACGCACCGGATTCGAAGCGTGCGCCGAGAAGTCAGTACAACCGGATCGATTGGAACGTCACCACGTACACCTACTTGGCCGAACAGTACGGCCTTGAAGGGGAGATTGACGATGAGGAGCGGAAGAACGCCGCCTCGCCGCTCGACCTCGACGTGGACACGACCGAGATCGTCACGGACATGGTCCTCAACAACCGCGAGAAGCGGGTGGCGGACCTCGTGCTGTCGACGGCGACCATCAGCCAGAACATCACGCTCGCGGGTGTGGACCAGTGGAACGACTACGCCAACAGCGATCCGCTGGACGACGTGAAGACGGCCCGCACCACGATCTACTCGGGTGCGCCCGGCTACGCGCCGAACGTGATGCTGATGGGCTATCTCGCCTTCGAGACGCTCAAGCTGCATCCCGACGTGAAGGAAATCGTCAAGTACACCGAGCGGGCGATTGTCACCAAGCAGATCCTCGCGGCGGTCTTCGAGGTGGACGAAGTGCTGGTCGGCAAGGTCATCCGCCGCACGTCGAAAGAAGGCGCGGTCGATGCCTTCGCGGACGTGTGGGGCAAGGACGTGCTCCTGTTCTACCGGGAGAACCGGCCATCGCTCAAGCGCGCCTCGTTCGGCTACCAGATGCGGTCGAGTGACCTGCGGGTCTTCCGGTATCGGGAAGACAAGCGGGACACCGATGTCATCCGCGTCTCGGAGAAGCAGGACGAGAAGATCGTGGCGGCGCAGACCGCGTATCTCATCAAGGCGGCAGTGGCCTAACGGTCATGCAGGCTGAGGTGCTCACCGCGCTCAAGCTGGGCGGTGTTCGGCATGCGCCGGGCACCGTCCTCGACTTGACCGACGAACAGGTCGCGGGCCTGCCGCCGGGCACGGTGAAGTGCGTCGTGCCTCCGCCTCCGCCTCCTGCGCCTCCGCGTAGCGAGAAGACCCCAGAGGAACGCGCCGACGCGTTGCGAATCGCACAGGAACGGGTCGCCGCCGCGACCGCCAAGGAGTAACGATGGCATACGCGAGTCTGCAAGACGTGCAGAACCGGATGCCGCAGTTCATGCTGTCGCCGGTATCCAAGCCGACGCAGGACACGGCACAGGTCTTCATCGACGACACGCAGGCGTCGTTCGATGCGGTGCTGACGAACCTCGGCTACGTGGTGCCGCTCACGGGCGCGCGGTCGCTCGCGCAGGCGAAGGAAATCGTCAGCCAAGGGGCCATCTGCAAAATCCTCCACGCGCGGGCGGCGGCGGTCGGGACCGACGTGGCGTTGCAGAGTGCGGAACGGGCGTGTGCCGCCTACGAACACGCGCTGGAACTCTTGGCGGACCCGGACAACCCGGTCGAACTCACGGATGCGGAACGGATCGAAGGGGTGATGGGGAAACCGGACCACGCCCCGATGGGGGACTTCCATTCGCCGCCCGACGAGTGGTGCCGCATTTCCATGACGAGCAAATTCTGATGGCGGGCATGTGGAGCTTCGAGGTGACGGGTGGCGAGGAGGTCAAGAAGGGCTTGACGGCCCTGCTCGACAACCTCAAAGACCTGACCCCGTTCTGGCGGGATGTCTGGGCACCCAAGTATTTCGCGATGGTGCAAGACCTGTTCAAGACAGGTGGTGCATCGCGCGGGCCGGGTGGCCGGTTCAAGGGTGGCAACTGGGCGTGGCTGTCTCCGAAGTATCAGGTGTGGAAGTCGAAGAACTATCCGGGCCAGCCGATACTGGTCCGCGACGGCGACCTGCGGGAGTCGCTGCGCTGGAGCGGGTCAAGCCTCGGGCCGGGTGGCGTGTTCGACCCGAAGCCGAGCTACGTGATTGCGGGCACGTCGATTCCCTACGGCAAGTACCACCAGTACGGCACGAAGCACATGCCTGCCCGGCCGTTCCTGCCGACGCCCGACCCGGCGGTGTTCGCGCCGCTGCTTCAGCAATGGCTGTTGAAGGTGAACAAGCCGTGAGGAGTGTAGCGAGTGTTTCCGCACATCACCGTCGCGAAGGTCAAGCTCCGGCAGCGGTTGCTCGACGAACTGCCGTTGAAGCTCGCGCAGGCGGATGGCTGGGCGGGAGACGGCATCACGACGCCTCCGCCTGCGGAGATTCACACGACGGACAAGGCCGACA